TACCAGAACTTGGTTAAGTTCCTCTAATTCTTCAGTTTGTATAAGTGCAAACATAAAGTCAGCCGTTGCTGGTAATCCAAAACTCTCACTAGTATCTTCCAGACCAAAATCTGATGCAGTAAATCCAGTTCTATTCACCTGAGTTGCAGAAACTATAGGAACATCTTGTTCAACAGCAAAACCTCTTAATTCTTCTGCAATAGCTTTAATATAAAAATAAGAACCGACATTTGCACCAGTTCTGAATCTGGAAGATGCACAAATGTTTAAGTAATCTATAAAAATAATTTTAGGTGAAAATTGTCTCTTAATCTTTAATTCTTTGATTAGAGACTTGAAGTGTCCAGAATGAGCAGATGCAGTAGGATATTCCTTGATTATCAGTTTACCTTGAGTTTTCTTTCTAATCTTATCAACTGAACTGTCAAATAATGTTTCTGGTAGGTCATGTAATTCATCGATGGTCATGTCCATCAAGTTTGCATCTATACGTTCTGCAATCCTTTCCTCAGCCATCTCTAATGTGATATAAAGAACATCATATCCATTAATAAGAACATTAGCTGCATGGTGGCACATGAATAGGGTCTTACCTACTCCTGTACCTGACATTATAATGTTTAATGTTTTATTGGGAAGTCCACCATTCGTTATATCATTGAAATATTTTAAGTCAAAGGGAATACGTTCTTCTTTTGTATGATAAAACGCAAAACGATCGGCGGAGTTATCAATATAATCATGACCAATAGACATATCGAAGCTAACAGAAAGAGCATCAGACAAGATGTCAGGAAGAGCAGTAGTATTCCTGTCCTTATCATTCCCCCCAATAATGTTAATTCCATCAAGTACTGCCAAGTGGAGAGCCCTGTCTTTGCAGTACTGTTCGGTTGTGTCAACGAGCCATTTTTGATCTGTTTCCTCATGTGATAATCCATTCACTAGGTCTTGAGTTGTTTTATATAACTCCTCGTTTAAATCATTTCTTTTATCAATCTGTATAACAATAGCTTCTTTTGTAGGTAGTTCACTATATTTATCTACAAACTTTTCTATTTCATCAAATACTACTTGGTGTTCTTTTCCTTCAAAATATTTAATCTTCAGAAAGGGTAATACTTTCCTTGTGAATGTTTCGTTGGTCATCAAGTGACTCAGAATCATTGTCTCTGTAGATGATTTCAAATTCATTATCTTCTTTTAGTCCTTTTTCTAAGCATGATACAAGAATATCTCCTGCAATTTCATGAAATTCTTGTTCGTGTTTTAAATGATTATTATTTTTCCATTGGGCAGGCCTCAATGTAAAATGAAGGTTCATTCCTCCATTTTTAGTTTCTTCACCCATCATAACATCCTCGTAAATATAAATCAGTCCTTTAAATTTACCTTCTTCAATTCGTACTGCATTGAGCTTGGAATCATCACCCTCTCGCACAACTATTGAATGTTTAACTGTTTCTACTGGTGTGTATTCAGACATAATGTAAATAACTCCCTAAAATATATTTGTCATTATTAAGATAAACAAAGAGTACAAGAAAACGCATTGCAGAATCAAGACTCCCAACATCAACATGATCCAAGAAATTGCCTCTACCCATTCTATAACGCTTAATTCTAATTTCCTCGAATTTGAACTTCTCAGGCCAGGTATGCTCGTGTAACCTCGTTTCTTCTTTATATTTGTGTAAGACATATTTAAATCTTTCATTCCACCTCTCCATATAAAAACTCCTCTTTCGCAGCTTCTTCTAATTGTTTCATAACTTCTTCTGTAAAATATTTCTCTGGTTCACTATAAATTGATTTTCCATATAACTGTTTACCATCAATCTCATAACGATTACCAGACCTTTTAAATACTCCATGTTTCTCACCAAACTCTAGAAGTCCATAATATCTATCGATGCCTGACTGATAACCCAATCGAACATCTATCATTTTATTTTCTACTGTCAGTCTGGATTTCTGGTTCTTACAATGGATAATATTTCCAACCACCTCAGTACCATCTTTGTCTTTCTTCTTGGACAAGTAAACGATAGAACTGGCGGCATATTTTAGTCCAGAACCACCACCCATTTCCTTAGTGGGCATATATGCACCTATCACATCATATGTGTGATTAGTGACGATTAGTGGAACATTTGCACGACCTAACTTGAGGGTCAATACACGAAAACAGGCTTTTATGATTTGAGCTCTTGTCATATCTCTGGTTTCTGCTCCTGCAGCTGTATCTTCTAATTCCTTTGTAGTTGATAAATTGCCAAGCGAGTCCAGAACCATCATCAAAGGTTTCTGTTCTTCTTGTTCCAGATATGAATCTAGAATTTTTATTGCTTGTGTTCTGAATTCCTGTATGGTTATTACTGGAAGTATTACCATTCGTTTAGGGTCAATACCTCTAGACTCTATCAGTTCTTTTGGTATTGCAGACTCAGACTCAAAGTATAACACCCCTGCATCTGGATTTGCATCCAAAAACTGTTTTACCATTCCTAATGCGAAGTAGGTTTTTCCTGTTGCACTTTCTCCTGCAAGGGCAGTAATTTTGTTTGATGGAAGTCCACCACTAAGGCTACCAGAAAGTAACCCATTAAATAAGTAACTGCCAGTATCGATGTAAGTATTAACATCACCAGCTGCCACCCCTTCATCAACGATTGATGCGTATTCATTTCCTGACTCCTTAATAAATTGTTTTAAATCCATTAATCCTCTCTATTTTCAGATTTTTCAACATCGAATCCTTCTGGATAACGACCACTTAATTTCTTAATGTTCTCTGCAAGAACTTCTTCTAGATCCCAATCCATTGTTATCAAAACTTGTTGGACATACCACATTACATCTCCAAGTTCATTTTTTATTTTGGCTCGTAATTCATCTGAAGGTTCTTTACCTTGAAAAATTATCTTCTTCACCAAATCCAGAAGTTCTCCACCTTCTGAACAAATTCCTATTGCTCCTGTAAGCAATCTTTGTGGATGAGCCCAATCTGCATCACCATCTTGTAACTCTTTAATTCTTTCCAGAAAGACATCACAATCAATAGTAGCATCACTTGTTACATCATCCACGAACATTCTATGTTCTATTACTTCTTTTGAATCCATATTCTCCTTTAATTAAAAAAATCTAATAATGTTGTTTGTGTTCCATATGACTCATCAATCATCCACCCAATAGACTCTGTAATGAATTTCAATGGTTCGACATATGACTTTACAAATTGCTTATCATAATCTATATATTTCTGCACTTCCAACTCTTTAGGACATTCTGTAAAAAAGGTAAATACATTTGTCTGAAATGGATTTGGATTCTTCAAATAAACAAACTTGACTTTCTCACCATCCATAATCTCTGGATATTTCTTATTCAATTTCTTATCTTTCAACTGGAAATTGTAGAGTAGAGCTCCTTTAACGTGCATTGGACAACCCTTCTTAAAAATACCATTCGTTGTTGCCCACTTACCAAGACCATTACAAGAACGTGGAAATGCAATCATATCTGGTTTGAGTTTCAACCACTCTTTACGAAAATCCTGTATGAAAGTGTTGAGTTCTTTTTCAGAACCACTAATAATAACTTTTAATGCATCTTTAATTTTGTCTCGACATACTTGTGGAGTTGATGACTTGACAGCCTCAATTCCCATCATCTTCAGTTTTGGTTCTGCATACTGAACACCTTCAGAGTTATGGACATTCAGAATGTATCGTTTCTTTGCAGTCCAGATACCTTTGTCTGCAATCACCTCACGAGCCATAATCATCTTCTGTTCATATGCATTTGTATAGTCTGCAAGTTCTTGATACTTTTCACCGATAAATTTCTCTATCGTTTCATTACAAATAGTATCAAGAAACTTTACAGGGTCTTTCGGTTTCAACTTGTCAATTAATTTTTCAAAAGTAAGATAAACAGAATCCGTATCAGATGCAAGTACATAGTCTTCATCTTCAGTCTTTAATAATTCATTCATGTACTTGTTAAGTGCAACCTCAATCCATCTAATAGAAAGTTGACCACCATGAGTAACCGCTTCAGCAATACGAATATCATAAAACCTAAAATACTGATTACCCATTGCACCATATGCAGAGTTCAATGCAATCTTGAGTGCCATCTGTTTGTTCTTGTATCTGGAAATAGTTGTCAATAACTTTGGGTCTTTTGTATTCTCAAACTCTTGTTGAGCTTTCAACATCAACTTCTTGACCGACTTACGTTCATCATACATACCCTTTAACAGTTCTGGAACGAACCCACAGAATGTATTATCAAATATAGCTCCGTTTGGAGTTATGGTTTCGTTCTTCAAAAAAGATGTATCAAATTCTTTCGATAACATCTTGTCAACAGTAGGCACAGTTCTATGCATTCCCTTGATAGTCTCAGGTGATATATTGTACTGCATAATCAAATGTGGATATAGTGAGTTCAAGTCAAAACTGACAATCCACTTATGAAGTCCAACTTGTGGATCTTTGACATAAGCTCCTGTATACATCTCACTTTTGTCTTTCCTGACAATCATAGGTATCTGGATGTTCTTTTGTCTCAAATAGTTGTACATAATAACATCCCACATTCTTACTTGTGAGAACACATCACCATAATTACACTTTGCACTATATGCCATTGTAAGGATTAAATCAATCAATTTCATCTTGTCCTCAAGACGATCTACTAACTCCACATCTTTTATGTTATATTCAATAAATGATTGATAGTCTTTAGTGTACCATTCTCTATAAGTATCGTATGGGTTTGGGTCTTTACGTTCACCCAATTCAACAAATGCAATATGGTCTAATCGATAACTTTCCTGAGCTGAATATGTGAATTTACGATACAAGTCAAGATAGTCCAGTTGTTCCAGACCATTGATATTGTAACAAATATGTTCTTTTCCTTGAATGTAGATACTATCCTTGAAAACACTTCTCCATATTGACAATCTCTTAATCTCATCTTCACCAAATCTATACTTAATACGATGTATCAAATATGGAATATCATAAAACTTTGAGTTCCATCCTGTAACAACATCTGGTTTGTGAGTCTCCCAAAATCCAAGAAACTTTTGCAAGAGCTCATCTTCATCCTGACATCTCACATAATGCACATCATCTCTATCATTCCTAAATTCACCAGTACCAAACACTACAATCTGTTTTGACTGATGATTCTTGATTGTGATGGAGAGCATTTCCTCTGGTGCAGTTTCTACACTTGGAAAACCATTATCACAAGCAACCTCAATATCAATAGTTACCACTAGAATATCATCCATATTCCATTTGATTTCATTCTTCCATGTATCAGAAATATATTGAAAATGATACCTAGTCATACCATAAACTAATCCAGGCTGGTATTCATATTGTTGAGCAAATGCTCGGGATTGTTTGATGGTTTGTTGTTTAACTGGTGCTAAATATTTACCATCTAATGATTTGTATGGTGTTTTTTTCTGTACTGGAACGTACAGGGTAGGTTGATATTTGAGGCGATTAGTTACTCTTTCTCCGTTCCTAACTCCACGAATAAGAATATAATCACCAAAATTTATTACATTTGTATAAAAATCCATAATGAAACTATTATACAACAGTAAAACGAAAATGTCAAGTCTTTTCTATCCGTTTAACTGTACGTTAGGAAGGATGATTCCAGAACCAAATTTTGAATTCCACGCGTCTCTAGCGGCATCTATTGGGTCTGTTAAACAAATAAC